ATGGTGTTGATCTATCAACCATCTAAGCGAATTTTTTGTGGTTGGTTTGAACCTCTCAAATCAACCACTTATTCCGAATACCCTCCAGATTGAGCGTATAGGCGCTTTCTTGTCTGAAGCCTCCAGCTGATCCTGAAGGTTCTTAAGCCTCTCGTCGATCCTGTCGAGCCTCTTCTCGAGCAGGCGCCCGCTGGCTTCAGCCAGTTCTCTGTCTCTTTGCGAGATGCTTCGCGGCTTTATCTCTAGCGGCCTTTGCGGGTGAACTTGAACGGCTCTTCGCAAGATTTCATCTCTGTCCATCAAACCTCCTTTTCGTTTTTGTCAGGCATGGCTTTCTTAACGATATGCAAGTATCCCGGCTGTCGCAAGCCGGTAGCTCTCGGTCAGAAATACTGTGACTTGCATCGAGAGAAGGGCAATGCTCGTGACGCTCAACTGAAAGCTGAACGAGAAGCGCACAGGACAAAGCGCACAGGTAGCTCGACAGCCAGAGGCTACGGCTACAAGTGGCAGCGCATTCGAGCTCGAATCCTGGCAGCGCATCCGCTATGTGTTGAGTGTGAGAAGCGCGGGATTATCAAGTTGGCGACCGACGTCGACCACATCAGGCCGCACAAGAGGAATCCTTTCCTCATGTGGGACGAAGACAACCTTCAGCCGCTCTGCCACGAGTGTCACTCTAGAAAGACGGCAAGAGAGGATGGAGGCTTTGGGAACGATGTGCTCTAGGGAGAAGATCATGGGAAGAATGCTTGTGGTTGTTGAAAGGGCGGAATTCGTGTGGAACTCCGCTCGTGATGAAACGGAACTAATTGTCTGGGCCAAAAGTAAAGTTGACGGCTTTGTGGCCTCGGTTGGTGGCGTAGAGCTTGAATTCACAAATGAACAGAGGGTTCGAGTTGTGAATGGGGAGTTGCTAAACGCTTTTAAAGCAATAGATCCGTCAGCTGATCAGCGTTGTTCAGGATTGCATCGATTCCCTTCCCTGCCAGTTTGCTTAGTAGGTCTTTAAGAGATTCCAGAGGAAGCCTTTTGATTTGATCGGCAAAGCTCTCCTTTTTGTCTTCCGAAATGGATGCGGATTGAACGGCTACCATCAAGAGGTCTTTGATTGTGTCTTGATGAAGCTTGACGGTTTGGATGTTCAGGATTGCACTGAGTCCGCCGTCGTCAAGAATGAAGTCAATGCCCCTTGCCGTAAGCCTGGGTGTCGTACTTTCAACGAAAAGGGTTTGGCCTGAAATTGAATACTTGCAGCTCGGGCCGTCCTCAATTAATTCGTGCATCTCGAGATACATGAGGTTGGCGTAATACTTTAGGTCGTTCTTTATCAGAAGGTCTGAACAGAATGCGTCCGTGTGTTCGTACTCAGGATAGTCTTTGAGAAGAAAGGCCAGAACTTCGTTCTGATATGACCTATCAAGCAATGAAGATTTTTGATCCATCGTCGTGTCTCCGTGGTTTTGTTTGTTGTAGCAAATGAACCTTACCACGGAGATACGAACGAGGTTTTTCGGTCAAAAGGGGTAGGGCGGGTCAAAAGTGACCGCCTTGTTGTCTCTAGACCGCGCCCCCCAGCTCAATTTTTACGCGTGCATTTCGTGGAGTTTTTGATGCCTCGCCCTTCCAAGTCTGATGCTGAGAAAGCCGCGACCGGCACGCTCCAGCCGTGTCGACGCGCTCGGCAAATCGCAGTCACTGACGCGACTTTGACGACGACGCCGCCTGTCGGTTTGACGAAAGATGCGCGTGAAGCGTGGCAACTCGCAATCACTTGCGCCCCAAGAGGTGTGCTGACCGCGCTCGATGCCACGGTACTCGAGCGATGGGCGAGAAACTATGCGACGTATCGCAAAATTGCGAAAAAGCTAGATAACGAAGACATGGTGCTGACGAGTGAGACGGGCGTGACGCTCAATCCTCTGTTCAACGCCTTGATCAAGATTCAGCAGGTACTTTCCGCCTGCGAAAAAGAGCTTGGATTTACGCCTGTCTCGCGCGCGCGTGTGAAGGCTGACGTTAAGGAAGAAGAGGTGAATGACTTTGGCGACTTCTAGAAACTACACGCAGATTGCACGCCAGTACGCTGACGATGTGATCGCGGGGAAGATCCCTGCATGCAAGTGGGTGAAGCTAGCAGCCAAGCGTCAAATCTCTGATCTTCAGAAGTATTCGGGGCCTCGTTCGACGTATGTCTTTGATGAGACTGAAGCCAGTCGAGTCTGCAAGTTTATTGAGCTGTTGACTCACACGAAAGGCGAACTCGCAGGGACTCGCATCAAGCTCGAACCGTGGCAGGTGTTCATTCTGTCCACGGCCTTCGGCTGGCGTCGTCGGTCTGATGGCGGTCGGCGCTTCCGACGCGTGTACATCGAAGTGCCACGCGGGAACGGCAAAAGCTGTCTGTCTTCTGGCGTCGCTCTCTATTGCCTAGTCGCTGATCGAGAGCCGGGCGCTGAGGTCTACAGCTTTGCGACCACACGTGACCAGGCGAAGATTGTCTTTGGTGACGCGAAAGTCATGGCCGAACACAACGCGCCGCTCCGCAGTCAGTTTGGCTTGCAGGTGCTAGCAAATGCGCTCTACGTACCGACAACCAACAGCACGTTTCAGGCGAAGTCCGCAGAAGGCTCTACGCTTGACGGCTTGAATACTCACCTCGCGGTCATCGACGAGCTACACGCTCACAAGACTCGTGCGGTCTATGACGTGGTTGAAACCTCTCTCGGCAAACGTCGCTCATCGCTTCTGTGGTGTATCACGACAGCGGGTTTCGACACTTCGGGCATTTGCTACGAAGTGCGAACGATGAGCACGAAGGTGCTTGAGGGGACGGTCTCTGACGAAACGCAGTTCGCAATCATCTACACGATTGATGAAGGCGACGACTGGACGACTCTTGATGCCCTCGAGAAGGCAAACCCGAATTGGGGCGTTTCGGTACGTCCTGAAATGATCACGTCATTGCTGAAGAAAGCGAAGGCGCTGCCAAGTGCGATCAACAACTTTCTCACGAAGCATTTGAACGTCTGGTGCTCTGCATCCAGTGCGTGGATGGATATGCCGGCATGGGATGCAAACGAGGTAGATGCCGAGCGTTCTTTCTACGAAGGAATGCCCTGCTATATCGGACTCGATATCGGCGCAAAGAACGACGTGACCGCGAAGGTTTTGCTGTTTCCATACGGCAACGGCTACATGACGTTTGCTGACTTCTACCTGCCTGAGGCCGCCGTCGAGCGATCGACGAACAGCCAGTATCGCGGGTGGGTTGAAGAAGGGTGGATCACGCAATCGGGCGGCGCGATGACTGACCTCAGCCGCATCGAAGAAGACATCCGCGAGGATCTTTCTCGGTACGACGTGAAGGGCATCGCGTTTGACCCGTGGAACGCCTTGCAACTCGCGACTTCCTTGTCGGCCGATGGCGCGCCGATGATCGAGTACCGAAACACGGTGCAGAACTTTTCTGACCCGATGAAATCGCTCGAGGCGCTCACGCAAGACAAGCGCATCAGCCACGACGGAAATCCCGTTCTCAGGTGGATGATGAGCAACGTCGTGGCGAAGCTTGATGCGAAGGACAACATCTTCCCGCGCAAGGAGCGCTACGAATGCAAGATCGACGGCGTTGTCGCGCTCATCATGGCGCTCGGCATTGCGACCAGCGGCGAAAGCGAAGTGAATCCTTTTTCCGATATCGCAGAGTCGAAAGCACCATGCTTTTTTGAGTGGTAATAACCCATGTTTGTAAAAAGATTAGTCAACTGGGTGACGAGCTGGGGAGGCCCTCTCGGAACGGCCTCGGGTCAGCAAATTCCGCTGCCCGTTGAACCGATCCTTGACCAAACTAAGAACGTTACCCCTGATGCGGCGCTACAGATTAGCGCCGTTTTTGCATGCGTCGAGCTTCTGGCGCAGACCATTAGCACCCTGCCGCTGTATGTCTACAAAGAGATGGGCAATGGCGGGCGAACGCCTGATAAGGGCAGGCTTTGGATGCTCCTTCATGAGCGCCCGAACGCGTGGATGACGCCGAGCGAATTCCTCTCGGCAATGGTGGTCAACCGCATGCTCCGCGGCAATGCGTATGCCCAGATCATCCGCGATAGCGAAGGCGATCCGATTGCCCTTGTACCGCTATCGCCTGATCAGATGGAGGTTTCCGTCACGGCTGGCGGCGAGGTCTACACCTACTATCAGGACGGTGTGATTTCGGTCATTGCGCCTGAAAACATCATTCACTGGAAAGGCTTGGGCAATGGCTACATCGGCCTCAGCAAGCTTGAGTACATGCGAGCGACTGCTGATGAAGCGATCAGCGCACAAGACAACGCCTCGAGACTGTATGGGTCCTATTCGAAGCCTTCTGGCGTTTTGCAGACTGACTCAGCATTGAACGACGAACAGCTTTCAGCTGTTTTCGAACGCTTCAAGGGCATGTCCCGCGGCGGTGCAGGCTTGTATGTCGTGGACCGTGGCCTGAAGTATCAACAGCTTTCCCTGACGCCTGCTGATGCGCAATTGCTCCAGACGAGACAGTTCAGCGTCGAAGAAATCTGTCGATGGTTCGGTGTGCCGGGCGTTCTGGTCGGTTCTACCGCTACGACGACTTGGGGCAGCGGCATTCAGCAGATTGTTGAAGGCTTCCACAAGTTCACCATTGGACCGCTTTGCAAACAGCTCGAGCAAGCGCTTTCGCGGCGTTTGGTTGGCGTGACCGACATGGACACGACGATCGAGTTCAAGCTCGATGGCTTCCTGCGCACCACGCCTGAAGCTCGTGCTTCTTTCTACAGCACGATGGCACAGAACGGCGCGATGACGCGCAACGAGATCAGGCGCTTGGAAAACCTGCCGCCAGTTGAAGGCGGTGACGCCTTGACGGCACAGTCGAACCTTGTGCCGATCGAGAAGCTTGGAGAGCAGGCAAGCACCGGTTCTTCTCCGAAAGACGGAACTCCTGTGAGGCAATAACTATGAAACTAAATTTCAAGGGTATCCCGCTCACGGGCGTGGAACTCAAATTTGACGAAGGTGGTAGACGCTTCAAGGGTTATGCGTCGACTTTTAACGGCAACGATTCCTATAACGACACGATCCTCCCCGGCGCATACCAAAAGACGATTGCTGAGAACGGCATGCCGAAGATGTTCTGGGGGCACGATTGGGATATTCCGATCGGCAAGTGGCTCTCTGCCGTAGAAGATGAAAAGGGCCTGCTTGTGGAGGGTGAATTTACGCCAGGCAACGCTCAGGCTGAAGCTGTGATGTCTGCGATGAAGCACGGCACGGTTGACGGCCTCTCTATTGGCTTTCGCCTCGCTGAAGGCGACTATGAATCGAAAAAGGACGGCGGCCGCATCATCAAGAACGTGTCGAAGTTGTATGAAATCTCTGTTGTCAACTTCCCTGCCGATGACGATGCGCGAGTGTCTGAAGTCCGCTCTGAGGATGTTGACAACCTGAAATCCATTCGTGACTTTGAAAACTTCCTGCGGGATGCAGGCGGGTTCTCGAAGTCCGTAGCGACGTCCATCGTCGCAAAAGCCAAGAAGCTTTTCGCTAATCAGAGGGAGTCTGATGTTGACGAAAAAGCGGCAACTGAACTGCTTGAGCGTTTGAAAAAGCTTGAGCAATCTCTCTCCTAATGAAAAGGTGAATCCTATGGAAATGAAAGAAATTCTTGACGCCCTTGAGCGCGTCGAAGGCAAGATGTCTGAGACTTCTCAGTCCAACGCAGATGAGCTTAAGCGCCTTGGTGAAGAACAGCTTAAGTTCTCCCGCGCTCTTCTCGAGCTTCAGCAGAAGGGCGTTGCCGCTCAGAAGGAAGCCGAAGTTAAGACGGCTGGTGACAGCGTTGTCGATACCGACGGCTTCAAGGCCTTCCGCGACGGCTCTGCCCAGAAGGCTCGCGTCGAAATCGCCGAAAAGTTCGATAAGAAGGAAGCGGTCAATCCGATCACTACCCCGACTGGCGGCATCGTTCAGGCTTATCGTCGCCCGGGCATCCTCGCTGGTGCTTTCCGTCCGCTCACGATTGAAGGTCTCTTCCCGACGCTCCCGATTACCACGAACGCTTTTGAATACGTTCAGGAAAAGGAAGCCGAGAACTTCAACGGTGCGGCTTTCGTTGCTGAAGGTGCTCAGAAGCCGTTTGGTTCTACGGCCTTCGAAACGAAGACTGGCACGATCAAGACGATCGCTCATCTTGCTCGCGTGTCCAAGCAGCTGATGGCTGATGCTCCGGCTCTCGTGGCCTACATCAATCAGCGTCTTGTGTACGGTATCGATCTCGTCGTCGAAGATCAGCTCGTGACTGGCAACGGCACGGGTCAGAACCTCAGCGGCATTCTTACCGCAGGCAACTTCACCGATCACGGCATCACGAAGCTTGCTCAGCTCCCGAAGAACCCGACGTCCTTTGACCTCATCCTCATGGCCAAGTCCAAGGTCGAACAGGCTTTCTTCCGTCCGAACGTGATTCTTCTGAATCCGGTTGACTGGACGAACATGCAGATGGAAAAGAATGCCTCTGGTGACTACTACCTCGGTCATCCGGCTTCTGTCGCTCCGAAGTATCTCTGGGGCCTTCCGGTCTGGACGACGCCAGCCATTACCGCTGGCAAGTTCCTCGTCGGCGACTTTACGCAGGCCGCTACGCTTTGGAACCGTCAGGGCATGACCGTCGAACTGTTCGAACAGGACAGCGACAACGTTCAGAAGAACTTGGTCACGATCCGTGCTGAACGCCGTCTCGGCTTCGGCGTCGAACGTACCAAGGCCCTCGTCGGCGGCTCTCTCACGCTCCCGACGGCCTAAGTAAGGAGGCGTCATGATTGACACGTCTACGGCGAAGTCAGCTGTGACGCTCGAGGACGCAAAGCTTCATCTCCGCGTCGATCACTCCGCTGACGATGCGCTGATCGAGGCTTTGTGTCTCTCCGCTACCCAGATGGCTGAGCACGAGCTACAGCGCGGCTTGATCTCGCGAGAAGGGACGGTCGGTTATGGCGCTGAACCTTCCGACGTTCCCGCCGCGATCAGGCAATGGATTCTGATTCAGGTCGCTCATTACTACGAGCATCGTGAAGCCACGGTTGAAGGTGCCGTAACGACTTTGCCGAAACTTCATGCATTGCTTGATCCTTTTAGGACTTGGAAATGAAGCGGCCAGAGATTGGAAAGATGAATAGGCGCGTCACGATCTCTGTCGTCTCTCACGTTCCCGACGCTTCCGCCGGCTTCACTGCTCAGGTGGAAAAGAAGGTAACGGTTTGGGGACAACTCGAGGTTGTCGGAGCGGGCATCTACTTCGGTACGAAGCAGGTCGAAAGCACTGTGACGCATCGCGTGACGGTGCGACGAATTGCAGGCAAGACACGGCCGCAGGATCTGATGACCGCCAGCACACTGACGATCGATGGGGTTTCATACCTCATCAGGCGCGTGGCTGATCTTGGCGGAGTCGACCGCTTCACCGTGATCGATTGCGAAGAAAAGGGGGTATCTGATCATGCTGGTCGGCGTATCGGTGGATCCTGGCTTTAAGCGCGTAGATTACGACAAGTCTTCTGTCAGAAAGTCCTTGAGAGCTTCTGCAAGCGGATTAATCAAACTTACTCGAAAGATGATTTCGAGAAAAGCTGTCTCAAAACCTGGCGAATTTCCCGGGATGAAGACTGGACGAATGAAAGCGGCTGTTACTTCGAAGGTTTCAAAGTCGGGGTACTCAGTCGCGGTCTTTCCAGGTATGGGAAAAAAGAAAAAGGCTTTGCCTATTTACTATCCTGCGTTCGTCATTTATGGGCATCGTGCTCCGCACTCTGAAACTACTCAGGAAGCAAGGTCGCACAAAGCTCGGTCTGGCAAGAAGGTTGCCGCGCCTCGCAAAAACTTCGTTGTTGAGGCGGCGAAAAAGTACGAAAAGACATTTCAGTCTGAGATGTTTGACGCTCTTGGAGAAGCAATCAAATGAATCTGACTCCAATCATCAATGCACTTCGCAAACGATGCCCGACTTTCGAGCGTCGGTTCGCGGGCGCGGCAGAGTGGGCGGGTCTGACGATAGAGCACGCACCGGCTATGCCTGCTGCCTACGTCGTGCCGCTTCGTGAAGATGCCTCAGAGAACGAAAGCCAGAACTGCTACTACCAAACGATCACAAATACTTTTGGCGTGATCGTGTTGGTGAGCAATGCGGCTGACGTTCGCGGTCAAGGCGCGACTGCGACGCTTGATTCCCTCAAGCCTGAGTTGTTCCGCGCATTGCTCTCGTGGCATCAGGAGCCGAAGGACGAGTATTCGGAAATTGTCTATGAGGGCGGTTCGCTTCTCTATATGGATGACGCGAGACTCGCCTATCAGCTTGAGTTCTCTTTTGAGACGTATCTCGATTTGTCGGACACGTATCAGCAGGTAGAACTTGACGGCCTTCCGGAGTTTGAAGGCATGGACGTCGACGTCGATCAAATTGAACCCTCCGCCACTGGTAGACCTGACGGTCGCCCAGAGGCTCACTTTAAGGTGGAATTCAAATGAGCGTGAGCTTTAACACAATCCCCAGCGGCATTCGAGTGCCGCTTTTTTATGCCGAGATGGACAACTCTGCGGCGGCGACGCCGACGAGTCAGACGGCTTCCTTGCTCATCGGTCAAATGGGTGAAGGCAAGGCCGAGGCTGGCAAGCCCGTCTATGTCTCGACTGCCGCAATGGCAAAAGAACTCTTCGGCCGCGGCTCGATGATTGCCCGCATGGTTGAAGCCTATCGATCCGTCGACAGCTTCGGTCAGCTTGTCGTGATTCCCGTTGCCGACAGCACGGGTACGGCCGCGACTGGCAAGATTACCTGCACCGGCACGGCTGCTGAAGCAGGCACGATCAGCCTGTATGTCGGCTCCGACCGTGTTCAGGTGTCGGTCACGAACAAGATGACCGCTGAGGCCGCCGCCAAGGCGATTGCCGACGCGATTACTCTCAACAAAGACCTCCCGATCACGGCTCAGGCCGCGTCTGGCGTTGTAACTGTTACGGCGAAGAACAAGGGTACTGTCGGCAATGACATTCAGCTTGCCGTCAACCTTCGCGGTGCTATCAACGGTGAAACGACTGTCACGGGCCTCGGTGTTGAGATCACGGCCATGTCGAAGGGTGCGACTGATCCCGATCTGTCCGCCGCTCTCGATGCTATGGGCGATGAACAGTACGACTTCATCGGATGCCCGTACTGCGACGCCGATACTCTCGACAAGCTTTCCGAAAAGCTGAACGATACGTCCGGCCGCTGGTCTCCGTTCCAGATGATATTCGGCCACGTCTACACGGCAAAGCGCGGCGATGTGAATGCACTCGTCGCTTTCGGCAAGACGCGAAACAATCAGCACGAGTCTGTGATCGGCATTGAACCGAGCCTTCCGACGCACTCTGCTGAAGTGCTCGCGGCTTATCTCGGCCGCACGGCAGTGTTTATCTCTGCTGATCCCGCACGTCCGACGCAGACTGGCGTTCTGACTGGCGTGATGGCTTCGCCCGAAGGCAGCCGATTCGTCCAGACGGATCGACAGACGCTTCTTGAGAACGGCATTGCCACGCTCTACACGGTGTCCGGCACTGTCATGATCGAGCGTGCAATCACGACGTATCAGAAGAACGCCTTTGGTGACGCTGACGCTTCGTACCTCGATAGCGAAACGCTTCACACGTCGGCTTATGTCATTCGTCAGATGAAGTCGATCATCACGACGAAGTACGCTCGACACAAGCTTGCGTCCGACGGCACTCGCTTCGGCGCAGGTCAGGCGATCGTTACTCCGTCTGTGATTCGCGGCGAGCTGATCGCTCTCTACCGTCGCCTTGAACTTGAAGGCATCGTTGAGAACGCGGACCTCTTCAAGAAGTATCTGATCGTTGAGCGTAATGCCAGCAATCCGAATCGTCTTGATGTGCTGTTCCCGCCTGACTACGTGAACCAACTCCGCATCTTCGCAGTCCTTAATCAGTTCCGTCTCCAGTACGGTGAGGAGTAAAGAATGGGCAAGAAACTTGCAGGTACCTGTTTTGTAAAGGTCAACGGCCAGCAACTCGAATTGCAGGGGAATATCGAATTCCCGCTGACGTCCGTTCAGCGTGAGACGATGCTTTCGACGACTGGCGTTGTCGGTTACAAGGAAACAGTTGTCGCTCCGTATGTCAGCGGCGACTTCATTGTTCCGGCTGGCTTCCCGATCGAAGACATCAAGGAAAACACGGCACAGACGATTACTGTTGAATGCGCCAATGGCATGGTCTACACCTTGTCCGACGCGTACGTCACCGACGTGATCGCCTACAAGCCTGTTGACGGCACTCTCACGATCAAGTGGGAAGGCACCAATGGAGAACTTGGCTGATGGAAACTTTCACCCTTTCTCAGCCGATCCAGCACGGATCGGAGCAACTCTTTGAGCTGACGCTTCGTGAACCCACGGCCAAGGATGTAAATGACCTAGGCCTTCCGTTCAAACTTGATGCGTCTCTCATCTCAGAACCTGTGCCGGCCGTCTGTGCCAAGTACATCTCTCGACTCGCAAGCATTCCGCCGTGTGTTGTCGAGAAGATTGCGCTGAGCGATTACACGATGCTTCTGTATCGCGTCGTCGCTTTTTTTACGCCTTCCCACGAGCCTCAGCAAAAGAGCTAATCGACCTGGCTTTCGAGGCCGCCTATTGGTGGCGGATTCTGCCGGGGGACGCGCTAGAGCTTCCGCTTTCACAGCTGAGGCTCTACGCCGATCAGTGGAATCGCATTCAGGAGAAACTTAATGGCGAATAAGGATTTCAGGCTGACCGCTATTTTGGCGGTGCGCGATACGATGTCGCCCGTCTTGGCCGTCGCCTCTCAGAAGTGGGAGGGTTTCAAGACGGCGGTCAACTCGACTGAATTCGATGACCTCAACCGAAAGCTCAAGCTTGCTCAGCGATCGGTCAAGGACTTTGCGAGCGAGGCGCAGGGCGTTGCTCAGTCGGTAGGCGCGCCGTTTGCGGCCGTAGCCGGAGCAGTAGGCTTCAGCCTTCAGTCTGCGGTGACGGGGTTCGCTCAGGCTGGCGACAGCCTCGACAAGATGTCCGCGCGCCTCGGCATCTCAGCCGTGAAGCTTCAGGAGTGGAGCTTCGCCGCAACGCATGCAGGCGCAGCCCCAGAGGATCTGGAGGATGCGCTGAAGGATATGTCTAAGAAGATCGCAGAGGTGGCCGGAGGCGATACCGGCGATGCCGCGCAGCTCTTCTCGGCCCTGGGGATCTCCGTGAAGGACGCTTCCGGCAAGATTCGACCCGCTTCCGATATCTTTGAGGAGGTGGCGGATGCGATCCAACGCAACGAGGATCCCGCCCTTCGTACAAAGATGGCCATGGTTCTTATGGGCGACAGCGGGCGCAAGCTGATCCCCATGCTCTCGGGCGGCGCGCAGGGGCTTGACGACATGGCCAAGCAGGCGCGCGACCTTGGTCTGGTCATGAATGAGGATGCTGTCGCGGCCGCGGCCCAGATGACGGACCACATGGATGACATGAAGGCCAGCGTCACGGCGGTCGGTCATGAGATCGGCTACCGCTTGTCCCCTATTGTCATCAGCATGTCGGACCGCTTTCGCGATCTTGCGGCGGCGAACAAGGGGGCGCTGGGCGAGAAGTTCGAGCGCGTTGCTCGATCGTTTGCCGATGTTCTCGGCAAGATCGACTTTGAGGGCATCGCGTCCGCGATCCTGACGATCGCCGACTATGGCGTTCGAGCCTTCAATGCCCTTGGCGGCTTCAATACCGTTTTGTACGGTATGGGCGCTTTGCTCGCTGGCAAGTCCGTAATGGCAGTTGTGTCGCTTGGCTCAAGCCTGTTTGGACTTGTCCAGTCGTTCGGTGCTGTAGCGACGGCGGCGAAGGCTTTTGCCGCGGTGGCGTCTACCTCACTCGGCCCGATTGGGTTGATACTGGGCGCGTTGTCTTTGGCTGCGGGCTTTGTCATCGCCAATTGGGATGAGATCGGTCCCGCGGTTAAAGAAACGATTGGCTCGGTCGTCGACTTCGCAGTTGGCGCTTTTGAAACCTGTTATGAGAAGTTCAGCGCGGTCGGAAAAGCAATCGTGACCGTTGCGACGGGCTTTTTCAAGGGCGATTTCAAGACGCTGTTCAGCGGCTTCGACGACTTGATAGTTGCGTCGTTCAACCTTCTTCCCGACTCGTGGGCGAAGGCCGCGACAAACTGGTATGAGAGCGTCAAATCTTCGGTGCTGAAGATCGGTGAGTACATCAAGGGCTTTTTCACGAGCTTTGACTTCTCGAACCTAATCCCCGATTGGGCAAAGAAGATGCTCGGCATTGGAGGCTCTACCGCTCATGCTCAGGACAAGAATGAAGATCGACCTGAAGAGACCGTGCGCACGCGCATAGGCTTCGGCGAAGATCAACGTGCTGAGCTTGCGCCTGCTGCCTTCCAGCCAGAAAGCCGCGTGCGAATGAGCGGTCAGATGCTCGTGCGCGTAGCGGCCTCGCCCGGCACGACGGCACAGCTTGCCGACATGTCCAGTGACGGCATGAAACTGACTGGCAGTGTCGGCTACTCTGACCGATATGCAATGGAGGATAGCTTCTGATGGCTGAAGAAAAAAAACTTTATGAGGCTTCATTCCGCGGCGTTCCCTTTCACGTCACGAAAGTAGACCTGAAGGTCGGACGCCGCACAGTCGTTCATGAATACCCTCAGCGCGATAAGCCGTATGTGGAAGATATCGGGCGTGCGACGCGAAGGCTTTCTTTTACCGCCTTCGTGGTCGGCGACGATTACATCCAGCAAGCAGAAAAGCTGATCGGTGCGATCGAGACCGAAGGACCTGGGACGCTCATTCACCCGCATCTTGGCGAGATGAAGTGTTGTCTCGAGCAGGCGTCGACGATTACCTTCACGGACTCGTCCAGAACGGCAAGCGTTGTCTTAACCGCGGTTGAATCCGGTGAACTCGAGTTTCCGAAGTCAGGTACCGATGCGGTCAGCAAGGTGCTTGAGTCCGCCGACGCTCTTGAGAAATCAGCGATTCAGCAGTTCTGCGACAGTCTTGATTTGTCGTCTGTTAGCGAGTGGGTTGACGCGGCCTTGTCGGGCGACTTGCTAGACAAGCTGGGGATCATCAGCAATGCGGACATCGCAACGATCTTTGACAAGGTTGACGAGATCAGCACTCTGGCCTCGAAGGGCTTGAGCCTGATCAGCGGCGGGCCGAAGGTTTTTGCGACACGACTTGTCGGTGCTCTCGGCCTTTCTCGCTTTGCATCGTCAGCTCGTGCGTGGTCTCGCGTTGCGAAGCAACTCAAGAACCTGACGAAGCATGACAAGCTGCGGGAAGGGACGAAGGCGCTTGCGCGAGCGAAGGCCGACAGCACTGTGTTGTCAGGCACTCAGCGCGCAGTGCTCCAGAACCGTGCGGCCGTTGAGACGCTAATTCGTCAGACGCTTATCGCGCAGATGGTTGGCGTGAGTGCCGTTGTCGGGACAAAAACCGATCAGACAATGGCCGTTGAAGATGACGTGCAAACGTCCGAATCGCTCAAGTCCACGGTCTCGAAGTCGTACGACGACATCGTACAGCTGAGACAGGATTTGCTCGAGACGCTCGATGAAGAGCTGTTGATGACAACTTCAGACGATTCGTATCTTGAGCTTGAGAAAGCAAGGGTTGCGGTCTTTGAGGCATTGACCGATCGAGCTGATGACAGCAGTCATCTCGCTGTTGTCGTGCCCGGTGACGTGCTTCCTGCGCTTGTCCATGCGTATGACTATCACGACGACGCATCCCGCGATCAGGAAATCGCGATCAGAAACGGTGTTGAGCATGAAGGCTTTTGCCCTGCTGATGCTTTGAGGGTTATGGAAGATGAATGACCGAGTTGAAATTCGCGTAGGCGGCAAAACCTACGGCGGCTGGAAATCGGTCGTCATCGAAATCGGAATGGATCAACTCACCAGAGGCTTCAAGCTTTCGGTGACTGATACGTTCCCCGGCAATACCGATTTTCATCGCCTTCGCAACGGGGATTTGGTTCAGCTTTTCATTGGAGACGACTTGATTTGCACCGGCTACATTGACCACGTGAATGTGTCGTACAACGGCACGTCGATTACGGTCACGGTCGATGGAAAGTCGAAAACGGTTGATCTGGTTGACTGCTGTCCCGTTGCGAAGTACGGCGCGATCGCATCGAAAAGCGATAATGCTTGGACTGGTGTCGTGGTCGGCAAGGATGGAAAGAAGCACGAGATTCCCGCCGCGAGCGTTCAAACGACTTCGTGGAAGAACATCAAGACTTCTGAGATCATTGCCTCATTGGCCGCGCCTTACGGCATTGCCGTTCACGCCACGGCCGAGATCGGCGAAAAGCTGACCGATCACACGGTTGTCCCGGGTGAAAAGGTCAAAGAGTCGATCAATCGCCTAATTACCAAAGACAACTTGGTGGTTATGGATGACGAAGCAGGTGATCTTGTCATCGTTGAGCCAGGTGACGCGGGCGAGTGTACCGATGCTCTTGAACTGGGAAAGAACATTCTTTCTGGTAGTGCTAACTTTGACGCGTCCAAGCTTTACAGCAGATACGTCGTTCTCGGTCAGCACGCGGGAACCGATACTGACTTCGGCCGTACGGCCTCAGAAGACAGAGGCATGTCGGACTCCCAGCTCGTGACTCGTCCTAGGCTTCTGGTCCTAAAGGACAAGGGACAGAGTTCGAAGATGACTTGCGGCAAGCGAGCAGACTTCGAAAAGCGTTACCGTGAGGCGCAGTACACGGCCGCAGCATACACGGTTCAAGGATGGCGGCAGAGCGACGGTCGTTTGTGGAAGGTGAATGCACAAGTGCGGGTAAATGACGCATTGCTAGGAATCGATGAGCTATTATTGATCACGAAAGTCGAATTCTCGCTGTCTTCTACTGGCGCGCTCGCTAAGATTTCGTGCACACCGCTTGCCGGCTACAAGAGAGAAGGCGCAAAAGCGGAAGATAAGGCCTCTTCTAAGAATCCGTGGACGGGGGTTGTTAAATGAGTAAAGCGTTGCTTGTTGTTGCCGCGGTCTTGTTTGTTGCTGTTCAGCCGTGCCACTCGAAATTCGTTTGCGAGGAAGGTGTCAATAGGTACGGCAAGTGGGCACCATGCCTTCGAGGGCACTATGAGCCAGGGCACGAAGAGGTTGAGTTTCCCGTTGACGAGCGGCGAGTCGGTCAAGTCGAAAAGGTTCATAAGAATCTCGACGGATCTGTGACCGTTTGGCGTCATGGCTCGTCCGACACCGAAGTCTGGACTCAAGTCGACAAAGACTCGTGGGAGCGCAAGCACTGACCTTCCAGTCAACAAAGCAATTGAGCGATCGTAGCAATACGGTCGCTTTTATTTTATGAGCAGACTTTCTGATTTCTTCGCTCGTGGCGTCATGACGCTTGCCGACGGTGCAAAAAAGATGCGCTCGGTGCAGGTGAGGCTTCTGGCCGACGAAGTGCGCGATGACCTCGAGCACGTCGAGCCTTACGGCTTTACTTCTGAGCCGCATCCCGAAGCTGAGGCTTTCGCGCTCTTCTTTGATGGCGATCGATCTCATGGCATCGTTTTCACGATTGCCGATCGACGTTATCGCTTGAAGCCGCTCAAGACTGGCGAGGTGGCGATCTTTGATGATCTCGGTCAGAAGGTTCATCTCACCAGAGAAGGCCTCGAGGTCTACACGCCCGGTTGGCTGCATGCCACGGTCGACAAGGATGCAGAGATTACCGTCGGTGGAAGCGTGACTGAAAGCGTAGGAGGAGACGTTTCTGCGACTGTTGCCGGCAACGTCATAGTCAAAGCGTCGGCCGTTACGATCGACTCTGCTTCGCTTCACGTCACTGGCGCGACGACGATTGACAAGAGCCTGACTGTTCTCGGCGGCCTCGCTGTGAGCGGCGGCTCGGGTGCAAGCGTCACCGGCTCCCTCACGACGACAGGCGACGTGACCGCGGGCGGCATCTCGCTCATGTCTCATGTGCACACTGAGCAGGGGGACGGCGCAAACACTTCCGCACCTAAGTGAGGTGAATGATGGAACTACGTGTGAACGGTCAAGAAACCGACATCACGACTTTTCAGGCTGATGAGCTGGCGCAAGCAGTGTTGATCAGCCTTTTTTCATGGCGCAAATCTGAAGAAGATGACGGCATCAGGGCACCTAATCGGCAGGGCTGGTGGGGAGACACCTATGCGACTGTCGCAGGCGATCGCATCGGCTCGAGGCTATGGCTTCTTCAGCGAGAAAAGATTCTTCCGCTGACGCTTCAGCGTGCTGAGGCTTATGCGAAAGAGGCGCTTCAATGGATGATCGATGATCGTCTGGTTGAGCGCATTGCCGTGGATGCCGTTCGGGGTGCAGAGGCCAGTCAGGTCGATCTGCGCGTGGTGCTTTTCAAGCGTCAAAGCGAAAGGGCTTTTGACGCGGTTTTCAAGGACGTTTTGAATGGCATTTGAGAGACCAACAATTCAGGACCTTATTTCGCGCGTCCAGTCTGACGCCGAGAGTCGCCTCGGCAAAAAGTCGATGCGCTGGACGCTTGTGCCTGTGCTGAGCCGAGTAATCGCAGGCGTATCGCATACGCTCCACGGCCACATCAACTTTGTCTTGCGACAGATTTTCAGTTCTACGGCCGAAGGCGCATACCTTGAGCGTCGGGCGTCTGAGTATGCGATTTATCGCAAGGCGGCGTCCTATGCGACAGGTGCCGTGACTTTCATTGGGACGGGCGTTGTGCCTGAAGGCACTCAGCTTCAGACGGCGGACGGAGTTGTCTACGTGACGACTGCCGACAGTGCCGACGGTCAGGCTGCTATCCGTGCGGCAACTGCGGGTGCATCCGGCAATGCCGCGGACGGCATGGAGCTGACGCTCGTTTCTCCGATCGAAGGCGTCCAGTCGACGTGTACGGCAGGCGAGCTGACGGGGGGTGCCGACGCCGAGGATGATGAGGCATTGAGAGAACGCCTTCTCTTCCGTCAGAAGTCTCCGCCGAAAGCGGGCACGAAGCAGGACTACGTAAAGTGGGCTTTGGAAGTGCCGGGCGTTACTCGTGCTTGGTGCTTCCCGAAGGAGCTGGGTAACGGCCACGTCACTGTGCGCTTCATGACCGACAACATGACTGAGAACGGGATTCCGAACGCTCAGATGATCAAGACGGTTCAGGAGTACATCGAGGTTGAGATGCCGGTCACGACAGTGCTTCACGTTGTCGCTCCGATACCGAAGAAGCTTGATATGACCGTCGACATCCTGCCCGATACGGAACGACTCCGACAGCAGGTAGAAGGTGCAGTCGCACAAACGATCGTTGCTGAGTCGTCTCCTTCTGGGGCGATCCTGCTCACGTCGCTTGATCGTGCGATCGCCAGCATTTCCGACCTGAAGACCTATCGCATTCAGGTACCGGCTGACGACGTGGCGTGCTCAACGGGTGAAATCTTTGTGCCAGGCAAGATCACTTTTGTGTGAGGTGAGGCATGGGATTTACTGAAAGCGACTACGAGCATCTCGTGAATGCTTTTTTGCCGCGCGGCCCGATCTGGCACAGAAAGCGCGGCGGAACTCTTGACGCAATTCTTTACGCTCTGTCGAAAGAGGCGGCAAGAGTCGACGCAAGGGCGCGGTCTGTCATTGAAGAGTCGGACCCGCGAACCAGCATCGAAGAGCTTCAGCGGTGGTTTGACGATCACGGCATTCCCAGTGAGTGCGTGGCGGCAATCGCTGATCCTACGCTCGAGCAGATGCGACAGGAATTGCTTGCAAAGATCACGTCGAACTCGGGTTTGACCGCAAAGTACTTTGAAGAGCTGGCGGGAGTACTCGGCTACAAGGCGAAGGTAACGGTCTTCTCTGAGCACGATGTGGAGCATGACGTCGAAGCGCCGCTTGCTGATGAAAGGTGGCTGCCAGTCTTTACGGTCGGCATCACGATTGACGTGAGTTCCGGCTACTCGGAACTTGTTCCCGACTGGACGGTTGAAGAGCCTCTGGCACGGTGGGGCAGCTCTCTGCTCGAGTGTGTGATTCGGGCGCTCGCACCCGCACATGTGGAAGTTCTTTTTATGTACGACAACTAAGGAGCCATGATGGCAACAAAAGGCTTTTGGGGAGCAGGCGCGATTGACACGCCTCCCGATCTTACGACCCTGAATTCTGAGGGGTATCCAACTTCTGGCGATCCTGCGAAGGGCATTCCTGCTACGACGCCTCGAGCCGCATGGTTCTACATTACCGATCAGGCTCGCCTGTCCGTCATCGCGGCGGCCGGCTTGACGCCGAAGGCTTCGGAGACGCAATTCCTTGAAGCACTTCAGTCCGTGGCGTGGGTTAAGAACAACAGCATTCCCGCAAGCAAGCTTGCAAAGTCTCAGGACTTGGGCGAACACGAGCTGATGATTCGCGGCATGCCGCTTGCTCAGCTTCAGAAGATCACGCTCAAGAATCGTGAGCTTGCTGTTGCAACGGACACCTATGACTTGTATGTCGGCGACGGTGTGACCGCAGGCGGACACCTTGTCGGCGGTAGTAAGTACGACGAAATCACCGAAGTGCTGGCGAAGCTGACGAACGCTGTCGCTACGCTTGGTCACCAGTCTCAACCTCTTTCGGGAGTTTAATCATGACGCTTCCTAATTTGACTCAGATTTCCGACGCGCTCGACAAGATCATGCCTGAGCTGACGCCTGTGCCGGTCGGCACTGTGGCCTATGCGCACGAAGTACCGACAGGTTGGCTTCAGTGCAATGGCGCGGCTGTCAGTCGCACGACGTATGCGCGACTTTTCAAGAAGATCGGCACGAAATATGGTGCTGGCAACGGCTCTACGACGTTCAACCTTCCAGACCTTCAGCATCGCGTTTTGGAGGGAACCAATACCACCAGCGAAGTGGCTCAGAAGGTAGAAGCTGGATTACCTGACATCAGCGGTTGGCTCGACATGGATACCAACAGCACTTCGGCTTGTCTTGCATTTAACGCAAGCGGTGCATTTGCCGAAAGGCGAATTGATAATCCAAGCGGAAGTTTCGCTCAGTACGATAGTTCTAGAGCCGTCCAGTACCACGGACGCGCAGACTTCGCCGCTTGCAAATCGAACGCCCTGTACAGCAAGGCCCAAACGGTTCAACCGAACGCCTTGCGCCTACTAGCAATCGTCAAATTTTGATGATCGCAAGCAGACGGACGGAGGTCATCTGCACCGTCTCGGACTTGCTGTAGACGGCGTTGGATCTTGACGCGACAAAGCTTACCCCGTGGAAGCCTTCCTTACTAGTGCTTACTGGCGTATAAGGCTGATGGTTTTGCGCTAAGAAGCATCCATCGCCAAAGGAAACTGCAAGGTCTCCGTCGAAATTCCCTGTAATGTCAGGCCTTAATGATTGGCATCAGTCGGAGACTGGACGGCTGCACCGTATCGGATTTGCCGTGAATCCCATTGGCACGGGAAGCGGCAAGGAAGATCGTGTCATATGTGGTATCGCTACTTTCTACCCCTTGATGAGGATGGCCAACGTTACCGCCCGGATAAAGAGCGCCGCTACACGACGAATTGGCAATCCAACCCCACGTATGCTGAAAGCCTGTAATGTCAGGCCTTGATAATCGGCATCAACCGCAGGGAGGCGGGTTGAACCGTGGCCGAATTCCCGTAAGCGTCACTGCTACGTTTCGCCTGAAGGGTGATGCTCGCAAAGCGTCCATTGCCGGATGTACCGAAAACCGCAGGGTTATCGGTAACGTCGCCTGTTAGTGCGCGGCCATTGAAACTCATGGTTGCACCACCTGCTACGTCGGTCAAATTGCCAGTAATGTCAGGTACGGATAATGGCTAGAAGCCTAACCGCCGACGGCTGTACCGTAGCAGACTTGCCGAACGTTGACGCGCTGCGGCTAGCGGCAAACGTAATATCCGAATACGTTTCCGTAGTCGCGTCCGAAAGGCTTGCGTTAATCGGGTGAAGTTTGCCTCCTGCATAACCGAGCGCCCCCGCGTTACCTGTCATGACGGGATAGCCCCACAAGAGCTGTTGACCAGTAATGTCAGGCCTTGATTACGGCAAGGAGGCGGAGCGAGTTCGGCTGCACCGTCTGAGCCTGTCCGTAAAGTGCCGTAGAGTTCTTCGCGGAGAATGTTAGATGCGAGTGCGCGGTAGTCGTCTGATCGACGCCTGAAGCGAGAATAGGATGCCCTGCATCTCCAGAGCATCCGAAAGCACCGTAATTGCCGTTGGCGTTCACGGGATAGCCCCATAACAGCTTGCTACCCGTAATGTCAGGCCTTGATGATAGCCATCAGTCGAAGGCTAGGCATTTGCACGGTAGAGCCGCTGTAAATCGCATTAGCCTTCGATGCTTCCATCTTGATGCCTGTCGTGTGCGTCCTTTCGGTTCCCGTACCGTCGTGACAGTAGACCTTGAAGGGGTTGACCGAGGTAAACGCACCATCGATTGCAACAGCACCCCAACGAGCGAAGCCATTGGTGTCGATGTTGAACGTACCCGTAATGTCAGGTTGTCGGAGTTTTTCGAAAAGCCCGAAAAATCGGTCCTTTTTCGGCACTGTGCGCGGCACAGGCTCGATTGATGGCTCGAGCCTGCACTTTTGCCTGCGGCCTAGTTGGTATCGACCTTTATGCCAGCACAACGGGCACAGTCGAAGACATAAAAGCACCACTGCGTGTAGATATTTTTCCGAGCGTCCAGAAAGTCAGAACGCTGATATGCGCGGGAAACGGCTGAACCCGTCAGGTGCGCGAGACAGGCTTCAGCGACTTCATATGAAACCTCGTGGTCGGCCATCCACGAGCGAGCGATAGACCTGCATCCGTGAGCTACGAGTTTTCCTCGCAGTTCTGTCGAGTGCAGGTACTTCGCAAGCGTCTGAGATGACATCGGCCTCGATCCTCCAGTGCCTGGAAAGATGTAGCCGGACTTCGGGTGCCTCGAAACGGCTTTTGCTTCATTGAGCAGATACCTCAGCGCGGGGATGATCGGCACACGGTGCTGGCGACGCTTCTTCATCTTCTCTGCGGGGATGGTCAAAACGTCGTCCTCGATCCACTCCCACCTGAGCGAAGCAACTTCGCCCGGACGGAGCATCGAGCAAAGAGACCACAAAAAGATGACCTGCATCCTTCGCGGAGCGTAGGAGATGACGTTCATGGCAAGCGAGAGTTCTTGCCAGTCAATCGCAGGCATCGGCGTTACTTCAGCGGGCGAGTAGATCCGGTTCAGTCTTTCGACGGGGTTGTGCTTGATGAGGCCAGCGGCTACCGCAAGATCGAGGATCTCTCGGCAACGCATGATGACGCGCTTCAGCGTCACCTTTCGGTCGGCTTCGAGGAGCGGCTGGACGATGTGAACGATGAGAGGCGCGGTGATCTCGTCGATCTGTTTGTTCTTGATGTGGCGTAGGAGATGACGCTCGATCATCCTGCGCTCGTTCTCATAAGAGACGATGTGGTCACGCTTTTGATCGCACCAGATGCGGAAGGCGTCGGCAAAGACATAGCCTCGCGGCGGCTCTTGTCCCTGTTCTTTTCTCTTCTGTCTGGTGATTTGACGGGCTTCTTTCAGTCCCATCTCGGGGAAGTTCCCGAGCTTGATATCCGTCACCCGTCCGAGAGTGCATAGGCGCAAAACCCATGTTTTCGCCCTGGTCGGATAGACGCGCAAGGTCAAACCGTGGCTGTCGGCCACAACATATCTTTTTTCACGCGGCTCTAATGCCGCGATTTTTTTAGGAGTCAGCATGACTACTTCCTTCAAGAAGGCGTTCAAGTACGACGCCTCCGGTTACTTCGAGCATGAACTCTCCGTTCAGGTCGTGGACGGTAATGTGCTCATGCCGCTGTCCTGCACTCTCGTCGCTCCTTTCGGCGATGAAGGTGAGGATGGCTCGAAGTTTTATCGCTTCGACGGCAAGACGTGGACTGCAGAGCTGAAGCCGACGTGCGCAGCCGACCTCGTCGGCGTGGTGGTCTCCCATCAATCTCAGACGCCGCATGACATCGAGATGCGCTCGCTGATCCAGAAGTTCTCGCAGGAAGAGGGTTATCGCGAAAAGCGCGGCGAGGACCTGTCTTGGGCTGTCGAGAAGATTCCCGAAAAGACTGAAGAGGAAAAGCTGGCTGAGGCAAAGGAGCAGGTGCGCTCGAAGCGTGATGCGCTCCTGTCCGAAAGCGACTACTACCTTCAGCCGGATTACCCCGCTACAGAAGAAGGCTTGAAGGCGGTCAAGGCGTACCGCACGGATCTTCGCAACGTACCTCAACAGGCTGGCTTCCCGTATGACGTGGTGTGGCCTGAAACGCCTGACGTTCTCAAGTGAGGCGGGTATGGCTTCTGTCTATGACATTGAGCTTGATCAGGGTTCGGACGCCGTCATTCCTTTCGAGCTGTACGACGCTTCCGATAACCCGCTTGATCTCTCCGGCTACACGGCACGGATGCAGATCAGGCCGAGCGTCGGAAGCGCAACGATCAGCGATGAACTGACGACTGAGAACGGACGCCTTGTCATCACGGGCGGCACGATCACGGCCACGTGGCCGAACGCTGTCACTACGGCCATGCGTCACGGTGATTCCGTTTACGACATTGAGATTGTCTCGGCTACTGGTGAAGTCACGCGCATTCTTGAAGGCGCATTCATCCTGCATCAGGAGGTCACCAGATGAGTTGCAAGGCGGTCAAAGTCGTCGTCCGACCCCTGCCGCCGCAAAAGGTCATCGTTGAGAAGAAGGTTCAGCTTCCACCCGTAAGAGTTCAAGTGCCTGGCATTCAAGGCGCGAAGGGCGACAAGGGGGAAGCTGCTTCTTTCAGCGTGGCGAAGTCGGACGAAATAGATCTACTTTTTGGAGAAAGTCAAAATGGCTAATGCTTCCAGTCTTATCGATATCACTGGCCTTCGTTACTATCACGGCAAGGCAGAAGGTATCTTTGCATCCAGCATCGAAATCGCGGGTACTACCGTCACGCTCAAGAGCAAGTCGGGTGCGTCTCTCGGCACGATCACGATCCCGCAGAAGGAATACGCTCTCGCTTCCGCGACGCTCGACGGCCTCATGAGCAAGGCGCAGTTCAGCAAGCTCGAGGCAATCTCTGCCGGTGCTACCGCTGTTGCAAACTCGACGACCAACGGCAACATTCTCATCGACGGTGCGGAAACGCCTGTCTACTCTCATCCGACTTCGGCTGCGGGCGCACTTGCTGCAGGTCTGTACAAGGTCACGACCGACGCCAACGGTCACGTCATTGCAGGCGTGAAGGTCGCTAAGGCAGACATTACGGCTCTCGGCATTCCTGGTCAGGACACGACGTACTCGAAGGCCACGGCTTCTACTGATGGCTTGATGTCCAAAGAGCAGTTTGCGAAGGTAAACGGCATTGCGACGGGGGCTCAGGTCAACGTGATTGAAAAGATCACAGTGAACGGCAAGGCCGTTGCAATCACCAGCAAGTCTGTGAACATTGATCTGAGCGGCTATGCGACAAAGGATCAGATTGCCAGTGCCGTGCATTACAAGGGCGCGGTTGAGACATACGCAGACCTTCCTGGCGCTCCGGCTACTGGTGACATGTACAACGTCGAGACCGCCGACGCCACGCACGGCATTGATGCAGGCGTGAATGTGGTCTGGAACGGCTCGAGCTGGGATCCGATGGCACCGATGATCACCATCGAAGCCGCCACGACGACCGAGATTGACGCTCTCTTCAAGTAAGGAGTTGGAATGGTGCGGTTGATCGACATAGATGCACTGCGCCATTTCAAGGAAAAGATTCTTGAGGTGGTGCAGAGCATGATCGACGCCTCAGGCGCGGATGCGGACAGAGTAGTTGCGATTGAGCAGTATGTCGGCTTGTACAACGCCTTCATGGGCACAAGCTACAACTACAGAGACTACCTGTCCTGCTCTACGACAGAGATCGCATCTGCGCTCGACGCGCTTTCCAAAGGCTATAACGGAGAACAGTAATGGCGACTACGCTTCCAGACGGGAAAGCCTTGGGAAAGGCGATCAAAGAGCGCTTTGAAGCGCTTGAGGCTCGATTGACTCAGGTCGAGTCTGACATCCAAAACGGCTTCACTCAAGTTCTTGCGAACGAGAAGAAACTGACAGACGCGGTGGCCAACCTTGGTCATCAGTCGAAGCCTTTCAATTCGAAGTGAATCACGGCCTCCGAGAAATCGGGGGCTTTTTTATTAGGGAAACGGGATGCCCGAAAAAGAAGTGATAAACGAGCTACAGGCGGTATCAGCTTCAGGAGCCTTTGCGGCTATCTGCGGCTGGCTTAACTACTTACTGACGGTACAGGAAGGCCGTCCGTTTTCGCTCAAAGAGTTTTTGCTCCACGGTTTGATCAGCGCGATCTGCGGTTTGATTTGCTACGAGGTCATGTCTTACGAAGGCTTTCCGCCGAACCTCTGCGGAGCCTTGTCAGGTATGGCTGGTTGGGGCGGAACTCGCCTGATCAGACTGCTTGAGATCGTGCTCGAGAAGCGCCTCGGCGTGACGAAGGAGGATTTGGACAAGGAGGAAGGCAAGTGAAAACCTTTGGCGAATACGCGCCCGAGTGCGCGATGGATTTCATTGAGGCATGGGAGGGCTGCAAGCTCGTCGCGTACAAGTGTCCTGCGGGCATCTGGACGATTGGCGTCGGACATACGCAGGATGTGACAGAGCACGACGAGATCACCCACGAGCAGGCGAGGGAGCTGCTACGACAGGACATCGAAGAGGTCAAGCGCGAGCTCGCGCCGTTCGTCAACGTGCACGTGACTGAGGGCCAGTACGTGGCGCTTGTCTCGCTTGCTTTCAACGTGGGCGCTAGCTACGTCGTGCACCAGTGCCCGCGTCTGATGCGTTCGCTCAATGCGGGCGACGTTGATGCCTGCGCCAACGAATTCCTCGACATCAACCGCGCAGGCGGGAAGGTGCTTGCGGGCTTGACCGAGCGCCGCCGCGCCGAAGCAAAACTCTTTCTCTCGGAGGGCTGAACATGGTCTATCTGAAGTGGTTGGCGCTCATGCCCGCGTCGTTCATCATGGCCATCGTTGGCCGCCTCCTCGCACCGATCCTGCCGTTCTTCGTGGACAAGGAAACGCACCGCCTGCCGGATTGGCTCTCGTGGTTTGCAACGGACGACAACGACGCAGACGGGGATCAGGGTCACTGGGAGCGTTGGCCGGGCACTGACTCCTGGTCGACGTACAAGCGCCGCGTCGCTTGGCTCCTACGCAATGTGTGCTACGGCTTCGACATTCAGGTTTGTGGCGTCCCTGTCCACACCACCGACGAATGGGAAGTGACGGGCAATGAGGACGCAAGCGACACGAACGGCGTCTCGGGCACGTGCCGCAGGCGTTGCCGCCGCGACGGGAAGCTCATCGCCTTTCAACTCTATTACATCAAGCACTATCGCCTGTTCGGCAGGCCGTGCTGTGTAAGGCTCAACCTCGGCTGGAAACTGTGGGGATCCCGCGACAAATGTGCTCAGTACGTCGGGATCTATCTGAATCCCGTGAAGGGCTTCGAGTTCTGAAGCACAAAAGGAAAAGCCGCTCGGTTGTGGCGACCGAACGGCTTTGGGGAGAC